CCAATACTAAAGCTGTGACTCCCTCGACCGTTTCACCAGTACGGGCGTCCACTGTGCTAAAACACTTAGCAATATCAACAAGCCCTGACATAGCCAAAGTTTTAATCACCTCTTCCGCTTGTACTCCATAAGTATTGCTGTCCGCTAAAGCGTCTCGAAGTTTCTCGACCTCTTCAGTAGTCATTCCGACATTTTTGGCAATGGTATCAGTCGCCAGTTTCAATCTTGTAAATTCCGCTCCTGCCGATACAACTTGCTTTGTTAAGTCCCAAAACACACTGACAGCCAATCCAACAGCTCTTTTTATTATGTTTATAGCGTTTGTAACCTTACGTGAAATATTAGAAAGCCCTAGAGTTAGTATTCCGAAAACGGCAGTTATGGCAAGCCCTGCGATACCAGCCTTTGAAGCCATGGAACCCAAAGAATCCGCTATGGCGCTCGATACATTTTTAGTACTGGAACCTAATTGACTAAGTCCCGATAGCACATCTTCGATTGCTTTGTTATACTTGTCAGCTTTTGCGCTAATTTCTACTTGAATGCCATCAGTTTCTATCATTGTTGCCTCCTAACTTTTTATTAATTAATTCTGCCTTTCGCTCCATTTCTAATCCGCTCATGCTTTTATTGTCATCATCCCGCTCTTGTAGTACTGGTTTCTTCGGGTACTTCTTAGGGTCATTGAATGCGTAGATTAGATACCTGCCCAAATTATAATTGTTTATATCGTTTTCCATGACTCTCTTTTTTTCGAGTTCCTTGTATACCTTAACCCTTTTTTCGAATTGCTTTGGGCTTTCAGTCCAGAATTCCTCTAAACTCTCGCCAATTTTCAAGGCGATTTCTTCTGCACTATTCCACAACTCTTTAAATGTTATTGAGCTGTATTCACATTCTTCAACTTGTCTCTCAGACTGTTCGTGTCCAGATTGCGAGGTAAAAAACCGCTATCCCTTAAGCTTTCCATTATGTCTAAATATAATTCAATTATATCCTTACCCTCGGCTATATATGCCTCTATTTTGCTTTCTGCTTCTTGGTCGGTAGTTCCAATGCCCGAACCTTTTTTAACTAGCAACAATACCGTCTTCATAGAAAACTCTGAAAGAACCTCTTGTATAGGTGTTTTCGTCTCGTTTTCTATTTCTACGATATTTCTTGGCGTGAATTTTAATTCAATTTTTTTATATTATAAAATTAAATAAAGGGCAGGTTACCCTACCCCTTATATTACGCACTAACAACCGCCTTTGTAAAGGTAGGTTTCCCAGAAATTCTTATAGAGCCTGTGAAGTTTCTTACTCCTTCGACTGTGCTCTCGCCTTCCTTAAACGATTTTACAAATCCGCTAAAAGTCCATTTAGAACCAGATGTAAATGTAATTGTCCATGCTTCAAGAGATTGACTGTCTGCTAACAATACCATAGCATCAAAAGCTGTTTCAGTTTTGATGATTCCTGATATTGCAAGCTCTCCAGAGTCTTTGAATCCTGCTATGAACTCTTTATAACCACCTATGCTATCTAAGGTTGTTACATCGATCTCGTCACTCTCAACTCCGATTTCACCAATACTGGTTAAATCTGCAATTATTGTATCGGCTTGCTCGGAACCGCTTTTAGTTTTCACTAATGTAGTACCTAATGATTTTAATGCTGCCATTTTTTAATATCCACTTAAATTAAATGTTGCACTAACATGACTGATTAAATCGGGGTCGGGAATATCTAAGCTCGAAGTGAGCCTATATCCCAACTCTCTCATTTCACTTTCAACAGCAGTCAGTATAGTGCTTGAACCTGTTGAAGTGTCTGCATAAATATCTATATCAACGATTATATTTTGATAACCAAGGTCCGTGAAAGTGTAAACACCGCTATTGTCTCCAATAGAAAATACTATGCAAGGTAAAACGCCCAACACCTCGGGTCTATTTTGATAGACCGTGTAGCCAGTTTCTCTTAGCTTGTTATATATTTCACTTTTAGGACTTCGTAGTATTGACATTCTGTGTTTTGCTTCTAATATAATCTTTAAATAACTTCACAATATAATTCCGATTACCTCTTAATGCTGGTCTTAAAAACGGCTTGCCTTTCATTTTGTAAGTGCCATACTCTTGATATATTGCGTACTCAACTTTGTTATAAACAATCGCATGGTCATCAAATACCTCATGTCGCATTCCCCTTACTAAGTCCCCAGTATCGAAAGGAGCTATCTTTTTTGCTGTCTTCTTAACAATTCTAGCAGACTTGCTAAGAATCGGCTTGAAATCAAGATCTTGCATGTTTTTCAATTTCTTAACCACAATGTCCAAATTGCCCACCGTTACTGCTTCCATTTTCTGCATAATATCAAGTTATGACTATCGAACTCGAAAACACCAACAACATCGTATTTTATACCGTCATAAGAAAGTACATCATTAGTCGTTAAGTCGGCGTTTGTTGTTATCGCCAAGTTAATCTCTTGCTTAATCCCGTAATCTTCTTGTAACTTGTTCAGGTTATCCATTCTCACATTCCCCAAGAAAGTACTAGTATTTCCAACAGTTTTTCGTACGAACCCTTCGCTATCGGTTGTTGTACTTGTTGCATACTTCGTAACAGTCTTATCGTAGAACGTGTTCGATATTGCACTTTTAAAGCTAGTAGGTATTTTCAACTATTGTCGGAATTATAAATTTATCTAAAATATCTTTTATTCCGCTAAACAATTGCGTGTCGCTCGAAGTCGCCATGAAACTAGCCACCTCGTTCGCATAACTGACCTTTTGTCCATTATCCTCTATTGCATTAATAGCTCTATCGCCGTCAATACTTTCAAAGACAGTTTTATAAACTCCAACGACTGTTCTAGCCAAAGCCCTTTGCAATGGTCTAGGTATAGGCAATACATAATCCTCACTCTCAACGCTCGTATCAAGAATATCTTCCTCATACTGAGCGACAAGCTGTTCACGATTAGTATAAGCTAACGCCCTGTCAATCACATCGCCAATGCAAAAGTCTAGAAATTCGTCATCGGTAAGAGTCGGGTCAATTATTAACACATATGTTTTTATTAAATCGGTAATATCTTCCATTTCATTATTAGAGGGAGATTTTAATCCCCCTCTTTAATAATTTAATTATGCACTTACATAATCGGTAATTTCTCCGTATTTAATCAAGTCACTCATAACAGCCTTTGTTCCAAAACTATAGAACAATGAAACTGCAAAAGCGTTTGAAAGAGGAATTCTTTCCGCTGAATAAGGTTTAACTATTACAGGTTGTGCAATAGCACCCTCAATCATACAAATAGCGTCAACTGTTTGTCTGTGAGTAACAAAAACTCTTACCTTATGAAATGTTTCCATGTTTGCCATCCCATCGATTGGGTTTGGTACGCTTTCAATATAACCTGCGAGCCTTGCGTATACTGCTGGGGTTACTGTTAAAACTAACATATCTCTATCAACACCATCAACATTGTCATTAGTGACAGTCTCCACCGACTGAATTAAAGCCTCTAGACTATCTTCTATCGCTGAGTATGCGGATAGTGTGACTGAGGAACCTGCTGAAACTGCTTCAGTAAAAAAAGCTCTATCAAGTTCTCTTGCCATAGCTTTCGCTTGATTTACTGCTCGTTTTTCCATTAAAGATGGAATGCCGTATAATTCGACATCCTTCATCTCAAACTCTTCAACAATTTCCTTATCCACATTGAGGTTAATTGTAACACCGTTATTTGATATCATGTCGCCTGCTTTAGCAGCTCTTGCAGTTCCGTAATTTTGTGAAACTGAGGTAGCAAGTCGCCTTGCTTCTACTGAACCTGCTTGAGGATCGCCTGACAAGTTTTGATTTTTAATACTTGAAGATACTGTAGAAGTTTGAACCATATCAATAACTTCTGCGTAAGTTTCCATTAATTTATCTGCTGTTGTATCATCAGAGACAAAAATGGATAATGCATCTGTCTTTGCCATTCTATTCAATTGTTATCAATTTAAGTTTTTTTAAAAAGAAGTAATAACTTCTCTTTTCTTACTTGAATTGACTTTGAAATCCTTTGGCACTTCGCCACTAACAGACTTTTGTAATTCTTCTGACAATGCAGACTTCCAACTTTCTTTTAATATTTCTATTTTCTGTATCATTCTATCACTGTCACTATCAACAACAAAATCTACTAGCTTGATTGGTATTTTAGCCTCATCGAAAATTTCGATGGCTTTTAGCTTGTTTTCTCTACTCGCTAACTCCTTTTCTTTTTCTGAAAGTGCTTCAAGTTGTTTCTGGGTCAATTCCTTTTCCTTCTCTTCATTTGATAATTGTGCAAGCCTTTCTGCTTCCGCTTTAGCTTCCGCTATCGCCTTTTCTTTTTCAGCTTCTAATTTCTTTTTAGCTTCTGATAATCGATTAGAAATTATCTTGTCCAACTCCTCTTGTGAAAAGGTCTTTGCGTTGATGCCCTGTTGTTCTGTAGACTCAACTTTATCTACAGCAGTTTGTTTTGTTTCTTCCATTGAAACATATAAAAAACTTAAACGATTTAACGCCTCTCGGCTACTATATTTTATACTAGTCTTTTTTTATACGCCTGTCAAGTTTCGGCTTTTCTAGATACTTTAATACTAATTCTATTTGTGCTGTATCTTTAGAAAGATCTTTTATTTCTTTAATTCTCTCGTAAGCTTCGTATTTCCTTTTAGGCTTCAGCTTGGAGTATACCTGTGATATGTATTCCGCTTCAGCATTTAATTGCTTGTTATAACCCTGATTTAATTTCGTAACAATAGAACCATACCCCAGCTTAGTCGCACCAGTATCAGTTCGCATATTAGTATTCACGCCCCACTTGTTTTCTAGCTCGATCAGTGTCTGGGGTCTTATAAGTTTAGCGATATGTCTTTCGTCTGCTTTACTCAAAACCTCGTTTGTTGTGCTTCTGCAGTTTGGATGCATTGGAGGGTAATTTTCTCCTACTTTGGCGTCCTTAACTTCGAATATTTTATTATGCAACCGCTTACAAATACTACTGGTCCGCATGTCTAAAAAGGCACTATATTGATACTTCTTAACTCCCAAGTCTTCGTATACCTGTAATTCCGCTTGGTTATTATAATAATTACTTTGAGTTCTAACGACCCTCATCGCTTGTCGCTTTCCTATGCCTAAAAGTTCCTCGACTTGTTTTGTTGTTTTCTGATAAGACTGACCCATTGCTAAAGCACCGCCGATAGTGGTCTCGACAGTTTTTGACAGCACTTTTATGTTTCTAAATATAGTATCGTTGAAAGTCGCTCCCGCGAGTGGTCTTTTTATTATGGCTTGGATTATTGATTTATCGTAAATGCTAAAAGCCACATTGGCGTCGGGTATTGATTCTAATATATCCTTACCAGTCTTTATGTAACTGGTTGCAATAATTCGCTCGTATACCTGTGCTGTTGTTTCCAACTCTTTAGGCTGTATTTGCATTACCTCCCAATATACCTGTTGTCTTATAGCCTTCAATCTAGTAATCTGATTTATGTAATTCCTATCGTATACATCCTCGACATCAAACCCGAGTGCCTTCATTTTCTGTTGTATTTTTATAAGGAAGTCTTTTTTTTCAGAACCTGAAAGTATTTGGTTTAATTCTTCAATGGAAAGTCCCGTTTTATCTGAATATTTTGAATAGACATCATTTATCTCCCTGCGAATATTGTCTAATGATTTTTCATAAATGGCTTTCACTTGCATTATTGCACTATTAGCCTGTGTTTCGGATTGCACAAGCCTCTCTACGCTTCTTTTGTGTCTTATTGTTTTATCGAGTTTCATTAACAATCTTCTGCATCAACAAATATATTCAATTCATTACCATCATTATCCAGTTTGCTCTGCTTCAATTTCGTATAGGACACTGCCAATAGGTTGTCTGAACCACCTTTTTGAAAAATGAAATCGTCGCCCGCCCATTCGACGGCTACTTTAACTAGTGGATTTTTGCCCGATTGTCTAGCTTCTTGA